TCAAGTGGAAAAGTCGGCTTGGCAATACCAGACACCCCGCCAAGATGATGTATTATCGGATCAGATATCCGCTGCAACGTGATATAAGACAACTTAGCTTTTGTTGGCGCTATATGTGGAAAAATAGACGTTTCACCCTCAAAGGTTGACAGCAAATCAGTGATGCCAGTTTTTGACGCCATAAAGTCAACCAGCGCCTTTTTTATTGCCATTACTTGCCTTTCTTGAAGTCTTGCTGTACGCCCTGGTCAATCAACTTGACAATCCGATTAAATGTAGCCTTTTCCATAGCATCAAACTTTTCACGCATAAACCGTGTTGCACTTAATTTGGCGCTGCCCACATCCTGAATGAAGGGATAAAAAAACTTGTCTTTTCCCTTGGCACTTTTCTTGGGAATCCCAAAATCTTCCATTGTGCCTGTTGTAATTTGTACGCCTATTTGTACCCTTGAGCGCTTCAGGGTCCGTAATTTTAATCGCCGCTTTAAATCGCCTGTAGGGCCTCTTGGCGCATTTGCCTTAACGGCCTGAAACATTGGTTTTGTGCCGCCGCGTATTGCTTCCCTGCCAATCTTGCGTTGAAAATTTACAGGCAATCGCGCAAAAGCACGGCGTAATTTACGATCCCCTACCATTGAGATATCAATAGCAGGCAGTGCCATTAATCTGTTTGCTCCATGCACATAACAACCCACTTACGATTGCGTTCCATAACATTCCTTGGCGGCGCCATGATATTAAATATCCGGCCTTTGAATAAAAAGCGGCCACTGGATTCAAGCCCGACGAAATAGCGCATTGTTATGCGGTGCGTAATCCTCGGATCTACTTGTTGAGAGCTTAACAGCTCAACGCCGCCAAGCGGCTCAACCAACGCCCTGACCTGTCGCTGTGTCGTCCACTTATCAACATAGCCCTTAAGGCCAGTACGTGCTTTACGCGCTGTTTGGTATTCAATACAGTGCCGCAATAACCCTGAACACACAGTTGATTTATTCGGATTCGGCACTTATACCACCGTTGGCACGATTCTTGATGAAATAATAGCCCTAACCGCTTTAGGTATTTCTTTTGGTGTACCCTCAAGCGTATAAGCTTCACGATTCTCAAACCAATGTGCAGCCAGCATCTTGATTGCAATTTTTATAGTCTCGGGTACATCGTCTGGACTAGCACCATAGCCGGCCACAAAAACAACCTCAATGGGAAACGTTATACTCTGAACCGTGGGCCAACTTGTGTTTATAGCTTCAGTAATCCGACCCGGCTCACTGCTTGAATCAACTCGGTAATCCGTTACATTCGTCAAAGTCTGCTGCACATCATCAGTATCAATATATTTAATCGATGTAATAGACTGCAGCCTTGATCGTGGCGGGCGAATCACAACCGGAAATGCATCAAGCTCATACTTCCACGATGTATTTATAAACGACCGGCGCATATTGCTTTCAAGCAATTCACGCGCACCAATACCCATGCCCCGGATAACATCGTCTTCGGTATCATCATCCAGAATCCGAGCTTGCGCCTTAAGTTCTGACAATTTTACCGGCTCATTTGCAGGCGGCGTTGTCTCGGTTAGAGCCCAGGCAATAGGGCGCCTCAAAGGACTAAAAACATTTCCAATTATTTTTGTAGGCATCGATAATTTACCTATGCAACACTGGTACGATTAACATCGTCAAAAATGTTTAGAATATACGTTGACGGCGGTATTGGGTACGCCGTTTCATTTCCGCTTGTATCTTTAGGCTTAAAAAGTACTCGATGTATGGGCAAAACCCTATCGGTTTCTGTATCCGCAAGCTGAAATGATATGCGGTTTTTAACAGTCCCAAGCACAGTCGATCCAGGCGACTTAAAACCAAGCACAATTTCACTTGATGTAATCGTTGCAGTTTTCCACAATACGCTAGCAATCTCACCCTTCAAATACCCAACAGTAAGATTTGATACCATTGTAACGATATTCGTTACATCTGTAACACTGGCAACGGAATGAATCGTATCGTCACTTGTACCAATCACAATTGTATCAGGCGTGTCTGTTTTAATTAAATGAGTAATCTTTTTAGAATCGTCAGCAGGGCACAAAACAATATCTTTCTGACTACTTGCCGCATCCTGCGCTAATTCAAACAATGTATAAAACAAAATGCTGCCTGTAGTGCCCACCAAATTTACAGGCTGATCATCAGCATCAAATATATCAATTGCAACATTCGGAGAATTCCCGTTTTTCGGAATACTCGCATCTGCGAACAATTTAGCGGCACTTTGATGAGGCATTATACTGACCTTGCAAAAGGTGTTGCCGGCGCCTGAGCAATGCCGGGAGAATGGTTTGTGATCGTCGTCGTTGTAAACTCAATTTCTGTTGCTGCAGCAGATGCACTTGCCTGATTATACGCATCCCTCAAAGAAACCTTTATTGCAGATATGCCAGCCTTTTCAAATGAGCGTTCTTTGTTTTTGTTCTTTTCAAATCTTGTATCATCAGAATCAGTTGTAAATATATCCAATCCATCATCACGACGATACAACCAATTCGTAGCAGCCGCAACCGTTCCCTCTACAACCATTTTTTCATCTGAACCAATACTGTCAACTGTGACTAAGTGTTGATCCCCGGATGGATTTGAAAACCTTGGATTATCAGGAGCACCAGGCGCAACAGCTTCCGTCCTAAAGCTACACCCAACATCTGAAGAAGTAGCAGCCAACCCATTAATGTCGGTTGAAGCAATTGCCGCACCCGCTGCCAACAACGGGCTTGCACCATCATAAATATTAAAATCTGGCAAACCGTTTTTAGAATTCCCCGCAAAAGGATCGTTTATTTTTGCAGCGGAAACGCTTGTTGTGTTTCCTGCCGTTCCGTCTGGGCTGTGACAATTTGAAACAGTTGCGGCCCCGCCGTTTGTTAAATCTGAACCACTTTGAGCATCTACGAAGCAGTCTTTTAAGTCAAACGTAGAGGATGCTCCGAAAGATGCGGGTGATAATGCTACACCATTCCAGCCGAACAGCATGCACTTTTGAACGACGACAGTGAAATTCGCCGCCGATGCGGTTAAGATCCTCATTACCTGACTACCGATTGATCTTACCCCGCTGCCCTCAATAGTAATATTTGAACTTGCCCCGATTGTCTGAAAATATATCCCACGGTTAGCGCAAATAGCAAGTAAGCTTTTTATGATTGCTGTGCCTGTATATCCGTTCACCCAAATGGCGTAATTAATCCCCGGCGCACCTCTTAAGCCTAATACCGTAACAGTATCCGAGCCTGTTAAACTAATTAATGTTACAACCGTTCCGGGGTTGACAATTACGTCATTTGTAAAAGTATAAATCAATGTCTTGCTGACATTACTTACAATTTGTTCGTTGTTGTATAGATTGGGTACATCTAAAAACGTGGTCGGACCAGTGGCGACCGTATCACCTGAAACCGCCGTTGTTCTCCCCTGCGCAATTGAATCAAGCCCTGCATCTCCTACGACTATGATCGGCATGCTATGCCACCTCCAACGGTCTTTGATGATGCAAACGATCCGGCAATTCAACTAACCAAGAAGTATCTATCAAGCGCTTTCCATCAAATACCCCGTCTTTTACAGGATGCTTAAACGGGCTTATTTGGCTAGGATCTTCTATAACTGATCTTGAATGACTTGACATTTTGCCCCGATAATTTACAACGTATTTATTCAAAATCAAATCATCTACCATGTCTTTTTCAAAATCCGCAACCACATAAAAGAATCCACGCTCCGAAACCTTCCCAGGCCTGCGGACATCATCAAAAACATTTGTCACAAACCCTTTTTCATAACCCGACAATATATCTTCACCCGGAAAAACTGAAAGTGTTACAATCATCAAGCGCCCCGATAAAAACTAAAAAAAGGTTCTTTTCTACTAAAACCTTCCTCTAAAGGCGCAACCATCAAGCCCGCACATGTCGCTGCACCCTGCGTAAACGTTCCCGATCCGGCGCCCGGCGCCGTTACCGTATCACCGGAAAGCTCTGTTACTTGGCCGTTGTTTGTGAACACGCCCGTAACCGTTATATCTGCGCCATTTGAACAAAATATTGTATTTGCATCAACAAGGCAAGTCCCGCCCACAGTCAAATTGACGCCCGTTGCCGGGCTTACAATTCCGGCTATATTGCTTATTTCAAGATTTGCACTGAATGTTCCGGCAGTTTGTGTAAGCGTCTGCGCAACAGTGCCAGCCATATCAAGCGTTACGTTTGAACTTCCAAATGTAAGAGTACCGCCACCCGTATTGTCCATGCTAAAACCAAGTTTAGCAGTAATTATTCTTGCGGCTGAAGCGGTGATAGTGAAGTTGCTATTATCAGAATTGCTTGCAATTAATTCACCCGCAACAGTAAAGCTGCCATTGACATTCAATGAAGAAGTGCTTCCGGTTGTCTTCGTCAATGTCAAATTAAAAAACTCTACACTATCAGCCCTGAAATTTCGAGTACTTTGTGCATCCATAAAAAAGGTGCCACTTGAATGCGTATAGGTTCCATTCGTTATAAACACCTCTCCGGTACTCGTCCACGTTCCAGAGGTTTGGATTATAGTTGCACCAGCGGCAGTCATTGTAATCGTGCCGGTTGTTATGACCGATCCGCTTCCTTGATCAAATGTCGCTGTACCTGACACAGTTAAGGCTGTTAAAGTTATACCAGAATCGCCACCCGTAAAAGTTCCAGCAGCCCAGACAATAGCCCCAGAAACAATCAATGTTCGCGTTGTGTCTTGTGTTAAAGTATTTGTGTAGCCTGTTGAATCCAATGTAAGGCAAACAGCATTTACATCAATATTACAGTTCGGAGAAGTAGCATCAAACTTTGCATCATCGGCAGCCGTTGGAATGCCATTGTCCCAATTTCCGGCATCATCCCAAGATGAATCAGTCGTGCCTTTGAATACTGTTGTAGCCATAATCTACCTATTCAAAAAGATCGGTCGGCGTTTTTAAGCCTTACGTTTAAGCATTTCAAAATGGAAATACATGGTAACATTGGCGGAATCCTGCTTGAATGTAATATTTTTACCATTGGCACAAGGCAAAACAGTTGCCGATCCATCAGGAATAAAGCCATAGCCCTCATTGGCCGTTCCATCAAGGACCGTGTTGTCGCCATAGCGCAAATCATTACCCACCGCACGCACTAACATAGAAACCGAATTTCCAGGCGGAACAATCGTTGTTATTGTACCTGTGACGGTTTGAGGTGATTCAAGTGGTGTTGGAGTTGTGTCGTCACGGTTCTGAATTTCAGAACCAATCTGAATTGCGTTATTGTTATTGTCTTTTGGAAGCAGACCATTTTCTGATTTTATACCACCGTTTTGACTCATTGGATTAACCCTTATTTAAGGCTTGGTTATTGTCGTTAATTAAGCGTTCCCAGTTTAGCATTAACAGGTCAAGCCTGTTTTTGTCTTTAAAGAAATGTGACAAGGCGGCCGGGAAGAAAAACAAAGCTGAAATTCTTATAAACCGCATATTCATTTTTTCATCGTCTCATATTTACCTTGAACTAAGACATCAATTTTTTTAGCCGTTCTTGAACAGGCATCAACATCTGCCTGCGCCTGTACCATGTTTTGCTCAACGGTCTTTGCTTTGATGAATTGGTCAAGTGAAAGTGCTTCCCATTCACTTCCATGCACAAACATGCCAATCTCATTGACCGCGCCAACCAAGCTTTGTGTTGAATACAACAAAATCTTTACATATTCTCTGACTTCTAAATCTGTCAGATTATCAAAATCAATTGTGTTTTGATCTTGCTGATTCACGGATTATAGCCTTAACTTCATCAAATGCTTTGTCTTGACGAACCATATAATCGCCAAGCTTTTCCTCAACCCCGTCAACCTTTTCCATGAATCGGGTTGTTTGCGATTCTATTTTTTCTTTGATTCCAATAATTTTAATCTCGTTTCCATCTGCAAGATTGTAAGTTGAAGAAACGTCTTGAAACAAATACCCAATGGCCGGACCAACAGCGCCCAACACAACAATAAATGCCCACAAAGGCGTTTTGTTTTTTACATCTGCGAACACAAGATTCACCTTTTCGCCTACAATACGATAAACATCACCAATTGTAGCGCCGTCACCATCTGCTTTTTTTTCAGATTTAGTCATTAATTCTCCGAACAAAAAACGCCGAGTACGCGAATACCCGAAACCGGAAAGGTTAAAACGGGAATCCGGCACCCGGCGATTTTCGCGGAAACCAGGGCTACAACTTAGGCGATGGTTGTGGCCGGTGTAAGATCCTTCTGAGGGAACTTGGGTCTTGTCGGAATATAAGTTACCGCGGCTTCATCCGTTGATGTTGCCATCGTAATGCGGCCAGCAACAAAACGAGAAGCAAAGCCGGCATCGTTTGATTCTTGCTCCACCTCTGCCGCTGAACATTCCTCAAAAGCCCAATCACCAACAGCATCAGCGGCAATTGTGCCAGAATCTTTAATCACAATCGTGTTTGTGCCCGTTGCATCATCTGCGGCAACAATTTCAAGCTTCGTCATGCCGCCAGCCGCAACAATTGTGACCATTGCAGCAACCGCAAAACGTTCAAAATCGCGCATATCAACAAAGCGCTTGGTTGTGCCGCCATCAGGCGATACAATAATGGCTGTGGTTGCACCGGGATCATGGTCCCATTTTTCAATGCCGGCGTTTGAACCAAGCTTATTAAACCCTTGTGGACTTACCATAATTTTAACTCCTGAAATTCAAATTTTAACGAAAAGACAGTATGAAAAACCCGGCCAGCCGAAACCAGCCGGGTTTAATGTTTAGGCCGAATTAAGCGCGATCTGCCAGGTTGATAAATGGGGAAAGCTTCTTTGACGACTTTTTAGGCGTAAGCGCATCTCTCCACCAAGGCTGACCGGCATTTCTCAGCCAGAATTTGAAGGTGCGTTCATGATTCTCAAACCGCACGTGGATGCTTTCTGCTGAATCAAGCGGCTGCAGTAAGCCTTCAAGATACTGCGACCAGTTGTTGATGCCAATATCGCCCTTGTCACCCAGTGTTTCGGCTGATTCACTGAAAAAGATGGGACGACCAAGCAACATATCAGGCATATCTTCCCTCAATGAAGGCAGGAATATGTGATTTGTGCCATCGTCAATTGCAGCAAGCTGCGGAATTGTGTCATGATTGGCGTGCCAAATGGCGCGACCATATCCCCAAGACTGCGCACGCATGTTGATGATGTTTTCAAACTGGATGGTATCTGCACCCTGGCCGCTTTCTTTGGCAATGGTGACAGTTGCCGGCGCATTCAGGATACCCAAAAACTTACCAACACCATCGCCTGTCAAGCGTTCATCGATGAGCTTTGATGTAAACTCATCGCGGAAGCCAGCCGCCAAAATGGCAGCGAAAGAAATGGCCGAATCCG